TCACTCCTCAAACCTTCCTATATCATCAATATGAAAATCAGTATTGGGATATTGCTTTTCCAACTCTTTTAAATCTCGCTCATTCTTCTCATCATCTTCGCTTATATTATCAATGAATACTGGTGTTGCTACATTTAAGTCTACTTTCTCAGTAAATAAGCTATGGTAACGACCAAGCAAATCACGAGCTTTCATGCGATCACTAGGCTTGATAGGTACATCTACTGTTTCCACATGTTCGTTATATACGAGGTTCATTCTTCCACTGTCTGGATTACGTTCAAACGTACCTTTCTTTACTACAGCTTCTTTAGTTTCCGTCTCGTCACCTATTGCTGCTTGAGTTAATAAATACAATAACTCTTTGGCTGATAAAATAGTATCGTCCATAATCTCGTCTTTCTTACTTTTTATATATTCGTCCACTTTCTCTTTGCGTAGTAATCGACTACCAGTTACATGTGCACTATTCGGGCTATATCCTGCCTTTATAGCGCTTTGAGTAACATTGAGTGTCTTAATATACTCATTCGCAAAACGCTCTTGTTTTGGCGTTAATTTGTCCATATCGTCACTCCTTATAACTAGAATGAGCCTACCCATTTAAGGATAGGCAAATTATTTAATTATCTTAGATTGTTACTTTGTTTCACTTCATTAATCGCATTTTTATAACGTTCAGTAAGTGGTTTAATTTCAACGCCACCATACTGTTCATTCTTAGTAATAACTACACCAGTTTTAGCCATTCCAGTTTGGTTAATGACGCTATATTCAAACATTAAGTTTTTGTATTCTTCGTTTGTAGTGTATGGATATAAAACACCTTGTTTTAATTCTTCGAGTTTAAATGCAACTTGACGTTGTTGTGATTCGTTTAATTGATTGTCATATTTTTGTTGCAACAAGCTTAATTCATAAATATCAGTATTCGTTACATCTTTACTATTGATATAGTCTACAATCTCACTATCGTTATAGAATGATAATCTAGCTTCTAAATTCTGACGTTTAATAATTTCGGTTTGTGGATCTTTAACATTATCTTGTTGGCTTTCTTTCTCAATCTCATTACAGCGTTGCTCTATTTCATTTAATCTATCTGTAGCAAACTGTTTGAATTTGTTTTCAAGTTCAGTAACTTTGGGCTTTTGTTGTTCGTCTATAGCCTCTAAACGATATCCTTGCTTGTATAAACGCTTAGTGTCTTCGATTAATTTATTTACTTCATCTAATAAATCTTTATACTTTCTGTTATCGAATAATACACTCCATACGTCTTGTGATGTACCTTGATAAGTAGTTGTTGTCATAATATATACCTCTTTCTGTTTAATTAGCTTGTAATAGCTTTTCTTGTCTTTCTTGTTTCATACGTGCTTTAATTCTTTCTTTTCGTGCCTTACCTTCTGCCCTACGTCGCTCTTTATCAGCTTTAATTTCTTCTTGTATAGCAGTATTTCTATTATTCTTATCTTTACTATCTATGTTGTTTATATCCTCGCATATGCGTAATATAAGGCTCTCATCAGCTAATATGTCATCTCTTTGATATCTCTTTATCTGACGTTGTTCACTTTCACTATAGTTAGATAGTATTATGTTAAACTTCTTTAAATCATGGTTAGATTTATGCTTAAATTTCTCTAGCTTCTCACGTTCTTCGATAATACTTAATGCCAAATCTTCTATGTGGTTTGATTCATAGGACAACTGCATAGTGTATGGATCAATAAACATTCTTGGATAATGTAAAGCGTACATATCTTCAATACGTTGTTCCCATTTATCAAACTCATTTTTTAAGAATGCAGCATTGTACTTAGTTTTGAGTTGAATAACAGCATATCTTTGTCCTACTCCCAAATGCTACACCTCTTATAATTTAATACGTTTTAAAGCCTCATAACGTTTCATACTACCGTCTGCTAATCTTTTAATACTTTCCATTGCTTGCTGCTTTTCTTCATCGGTAGTAATGATGTAATAACCACGTTCATGTTTTTTATAGCTACATCCTATAGGATAACTATAATCATCAATCAATTTGCTTATAGCATTTCTTAACCATCTTTCATTAGATGAATTATACTCGTAACCCATTAAGTTAAGTATCTTGGACTTAGTTATATACTTATCTTTTGAGTTCTGAATAGTATCGAAAATTCTTAAATATTCGGTTGGTACAGATTGATTTTTATTTAATGTATCTATCATGTTTAATTCCTCGTTTTATTTAGTATTCCCTTTCTGTTTACTAACTTCTAAAACGGTACTGATACATATAATTTTTCTCCACACTCTAATTATATCAAATTACACTCAAAATGCAAACTTATGTTCCCTTTTCAACTCATTTTATTTTATACTTAACAACCCTGATAAACATTGAATTAACAACTTTTATAAGTGTTTTCATATACTATCACACACTACGACACAAGAACATAAGTTCTAATTAATTTGCATTTTAACCCCTCATGAAAATTAAGCGCTTAGCTTTTTTTAGTTTTTATATAGGAGCCACACACTACATGTGACCCCTTATTTACCTACTTACTCACACTATAGTACGATTCTTTCAATTCACTTAACTTACGCTCTAACGTCTTATAATCGTCTTGTGTAGCATTCTCATCTTGTACAAATGCAGTAACCAACTTTAATCCCTCAACTAATTCTGTTGCTGGTTCATTAATCCCTGTTGCTAACTGATACAACATTTCAATATTACCTATCACATCAGCATTACTGGACTGAATGCCCTCAACAGTATCTGAGTCAAAGCCTTTTTCCATATAGTCGAACACATCACTATTATTAGATTCTGCGTAAGTTTGTAACCCATACATAAAAAACTCATCATTAAATAGATTATCAACCATCATATCGCTTATAGAGAGCGTTTTATCATCATGTAATTCATAACCTGCATAATAACCATCAATACTTCTTATAAGCCCCTCAGTGTGCTTAGGAGAAGCTAACTCAAACGCTTTTCTCACATTACAATCCTTGATATATATGTGACCGTATAAATTACCATTCATAACTACATAAACCATATCAAACGGATCATTATATATTTTGAATCCAAACGGTGTTTCTCTACTACTTTCTAATAAGCCAGTGTAATATCTTAATAACGTACCTGCTCTTGTTTCAAATTGATTTGCGATAATCTCTACATTCATATTAATTCACTCCTTATTTAGTAACTCTCAGTGTCATCGGTACCCATGAAGGCACTTCAGTTTGTTGCCCATATTCTGGATAAGTAATAGCTAATGGTAAACTTGGCACTCTACCGTCTAACAAATAGCGCATGACATAGCTAGCTCTATAAATTAGATCAAGATGTTCTCCTTTAACTAACTCAATCAACGCATACATTGTGAGCTTATTCCAACCACTCCAAAATACGATATTCTTATCCTGATCATGTGTTACACTCGTTTTACCTTTATAGTCATGATCTAACTCTTTAAATAAATCTTCTAACTGATAAATAGGAATTTCTTTATTTTCTTTTACATAATCGTACATATACTGTTTAAGTTGCTCTTTATCCATGTGTAACCTCCAACATTAATTTAATATTTTTTATTCAAAGTGGGTACTAGTCCCCAGTGAGTCCCCACTTAATTTTTATCTCTGGGTACTCTCAATCTCTTGTCAATACTGTATTTGATGAATTTAGTACCCGTTGTACCCGTATTTTTCAAAATAGGAAACCTGCATTATATGAATACTTTTATAAACAACTCACTTTAATCAAATGTCATTAATTAACAATGGGTACTTCGGGTACTGTTAACTTCAAACACTTGATATCACTATATTTATTAAGTACCCGTTTCGTATTTATTAGTGGGTACTCAACGGGTACTTATGGGTACTTATCAATAATAGGAATTAGGATTATACGAATTTGAAAAATCAAAGCCCAATTCTTCTAGTACTTCTTGTCTTATAGCAAAGCCCCTATATTTCACTGTTTCATGTTTAACCTGTTTTTGTAATCTATCTTTTTCACCTTTTATTAAATAACCTTTTTTATCCCACTGTCCTGTAATAGTCTGCATTTCATAGCTCAACTTCTCTTTTACTGTTTCGCCCAATATACATAAATAATCACGTTTATATATAGCTTTGATATCACCGTTTTTCACTGAACTATAACCGTCACCAGCAATATTATTTCTGTTCGCATCTAAATACTGAAGTAATTCCTCTAACAGTTGTTTAGGTTTATCAATCGTTTTATTATTTCTAACCATGCTGTCATAAGCTTGTTCAATGATTTTAAAATGATCGTGTTCAAATCCCTCAATGTCATTTAGTATTTCTCCAGTAACCTGTAATAACGCAAATGCACGCCCTAAACGTTGCATGATTTCGTTACTCCCTTTTTGATTAAAGTAACGTTGATAACTTTCAAATGCACTTTTATATGATTCTTGTTTAGATTGATATTGTTTAATGAATACTTTTCCTAACGTTCCATAATTATCTCGAAATGCCTTATCTAATGTAGTGAAATCAAAATTATCTGGGTATGGTTGATCTTGTAACGTTACGACACGAGCAGAAACACCAGCTTTTTCATCTGCCATATTAGAAATAGATGCCTCGCCTGTAGAAAGTAAGATGTTTCGCCATTCCTTTTTGGCATTAAGTGTTAAATTGATATTACTTCTTGATTTACTTTCACCACTTGAAAAATTGTAAGTTGCGTTAGCTACGAACTTTGGATGTGTATTACGTGTATCATCTTTAAACATTGGAAACGAATTTAAGAATGATGCCATTGCCTCAATACTATTATTAGTTGAACTCCAAGTAGTAATAAGATTACTTGTCCCCCAGACACTTGAAACTAAATTAAGTGTGAATGTTTTTCCTGTGGATGTACTGCCCGATATTTCTACAATAAAAGGCTGCAATTCAAATTCACGCAATAGTACGGAACCTAATGATGCATATAACATGACCATAACCATTGGCAAACTTTTAACCTTTGAAAATACATGCTCGGAATAGCTTTCCAGTGTTCCTTTACTCTGGAAAGAATCAATTAACTTTTGAAAGCCTTTGTCATTATTAAACAACTTAATATTTCTATTTTTCATTTCTTCTTTATATGGATAAATAAAGTATCCTTTAACATGACCTAATCGAGTAGCTACTTTAATGTTTACTGGGGGATTGTACCTTTTAGATTTATTTATATAATCAACCAACCTAGTTGAAGTGGTAGACGTTACATCAAACTTCCTATTAACCAACTTCAGTAATTGACGACTATCAGCTATCTCTTCAGCGCTTACTCCTAGATTCACCGGTATTTGATTATCATAAAAAAGCATATTGTAACTTACTTCATTACTCTCAATATCTTCAAAACGTTCAGTAATTTGGGGAATCGTATTAGTAATAAATATCTTTTTATCTGGTTCTCCATCTTTTTTACTAGGAATAATTTGATAGAGTGCCACACCATTTTGATGTTGCTCAATTTCATAACCTTTGGGAATAACTTCTTGAATAGCGTCTTTTTCTTGCTTAGTTTTCTCAATTTCGTGAAGAATATCATCTTTTGTTAATTCCATATACTTCCCCCTTTCTACTTGTTACGATGTTTCTTTAGAATGGATTGAAATGTAGCGTTAATTTCACGTTCTTTTAATGGTGGATTACACGCATTTTGTCCCCATAGCAAAGCATACGAGTATACAATATATTCATTAACATGTCGGCTAAACAAATGTCCTATTAGACTAGCTAAAGAATTATTACGATTGCCTTTTGCTACTGAAAAACTAATATCACGCCAATAGTTATCATCACGTTTATTAAAGTTAGTTATAGTTGATTTATCTGTTTGTATATTCGATTCTTTTGACCATTCTTCAAGCATTTCAACATTCAAAATGGGAGCATCATTATATTGATGTAAGAACGGATATTTACCTTTTATATAAACTGGCAATGCCATCGCTCTACTAGGTTGAAAACTTCCCTCATCTACTGGATGACCTATCTTATTCGCTAACACTTTTGTATATTTGCGGTACTCATCTTCACTTATATGCTCATTCAAAGGTGTATACAAGCGTATTCTAGGGCTTTCTGTCCGATGGTTAAAAGTTGTGTGATACATCCATGAAGCACCTTTTAAAGTGTCTGTTATTGCGTCATGTAATAATCTCAACTTAGGTATATCATCGTAGTCCAGCACTAGGACATCACGATAAATAACATTTTCGTCTTTACGATATTTCTTATATTCATTACCATTTTCATCAGTATCGTCTTTTATATCACCATAAACAGCAACACCACGAGCATATTTATTAGTATTATTTTGTGGTATAGATAATCTATTAACTAACTCACTCCATTTAGGCTGCGAAAACTGTTTAAAAGATCTTGAATCCAAACTTTCATACCAAATCACTGAAACTTGGGTATCATATTCTAATTTAATTTCATTCAATCTTTACACCTCTAGTGAAATAACAGAACGGTGATGTTATAATTAATATGTGTAATTTCTAAATTACTCTGTTATTAATTTATTCAATCTATGCATTATCTGTTTCAGTTTGGTCGCTTGTAACAGATAGTGCATCTTTTTTATCTAATTCTATAAATCGCTCTAATAAGCTATCAAACTCTTTTAAGTACATACACATTAAGTCAATTGTTTGTGTATTTTGTATTCTATGTTCATGGTATCTATATCCATGAGCTAAAATTTCATCTTTACTTAATACATGTTTAGGTTCATGAGTGAAATATTCTTCATCAAACCATGCGAAAGACGTAATTACATCATCAATTTTTTCTTTTACTACCTCTATATCGCACATTAAATTTCTAATTTCCCAACTCATTTATATTCTCCTCTTCATAATCGAAATTATTTTCTATTTTTTGTAATACTAATTCGCATATAAATTGCAATTGCTCTTCGCGATTGTATGTTTCTTCCCACTCTTCGCTACCGTCACTTACTTTATGAACATATTCACGACGTTCATCATTAATTGAACTTTCTATTATCTCGTAAACTTCTTTAATTACTTTTAACTGATCATTATCCATCTATTCAACCTCCAAAAACAATCCATATACCGATGCAAAAATAAAAATTGCAAAGGCTATAAAAATATCAAATATTAAAGCAGCTGACAAAGTCGTTAAAATAATACTCCCGATGTATAGAAAATGTACTTTCATATTATGCGCTCCTTTTTACATCCAATCTTTATGACGTTGTTTCATGTATTCTTCAAATCGTGGAATACTAATGACCGTCATTGTTGATGACAATGAATAATACAAATCATCAATACCTTTGTTATCTTTATCATATTCTTTAAGAATACGATTAACCGAACTGTATGAAATACCAAATAGTTTAGCGATAGCATTAGGTTTCGCCATAATCGGCTTTACTACTACTTGATTAGGTTCAGTCACTACATTTTCTTTAGTTGGTAGATTTTGTAAATTAACATATGGCATAGAAAAACTCCTTTCGCGTAGTTTTACGTCGGTAATTAACTAAAAAAAATATCATCTAATGTAATATCTTTTAAACCTTTTTCCAATAACATAATTTTAAATTTAATCATTTCATTTTTCTTAAAATTGATTTTTCCTTTCTCTCTGTTTCTATAAGATTGTTCCGAAATATTTAATTCTTTAGCCATCTGTTGTTGTGTCTTGCCTAACATTTTCCTGTAACCTAAAACTTTGTTCATTAACTTTCACCTCTTCCCTAGACGTCGGAATTCGTCTGTATGTATAATATAACAAAAGAGAAAATGAAAAACAATAGTTTTACGTCGGTTTACGTAAGTTTTTTGTAGATTATAATTATCTTAGGAGGAAAATAATGGATATCGATAAGTTAGAAGTAGGAAAAAGGATTAAAAATATTCGTTTAAATAAAAGTAAAAATCTAAGAGAATTTGGAGAATTAATATCTAAAAATCTTAAAGAAGATAAAAATATATCAGACAGTATAGTTAGTAGATGGGAAAAAGGTGTATCTATTCCTAGTGCAAAACGCTTAAAAGAAATAGCTGATATAGGTAATGTGTCTGTAAATTATTTATTATATGGAGTTAAAGCAACTTATAAAGATATTCATGATAATATTAATACTGTAAGTATGAAAAATGAAATTATGGACAACTTCGAAAGATTTTTAAAGTATTATTTACTGTATTCTGAATACAATAATTACTCTATAAAAACCGCTGAATTATTAGATTTGTTATTTGAAAATGCTGGTTACGATATCACTACTTTAACAAAAGATTTATGCGCCTTAGTGTCTGATAAAAGATTTTCATTTTATCAACATGGAGTGTATTTGTTACTTAATGAAGATTTTTCTAAGTTACATGTTCAACTTTATCTTTCTGAGTTTATTTATAATTTATTAGTACAAATTACTTTAGATTATCCTAATATTTATATTAAGAATTTGGTATTACAAATTACGGAAACTAAAGAAAGAATTAAAGATATATCTCATAAAAAAGACGCATATACTGAATTTGAAATAGAGACCCATTTAGCAGATTTTATAAATCATAAAGAATACAAAAAACTTCTAGATAACTTAAGTCAATTAGAGAAAAAAATTACAAATGATAATTCATTGATCGATAATAATTAGGATACTCACTCAAATATAGTATAAGAGTTTTATTAAGCATTAATATATATCAATAAAGGTGGTGGTTCTATCGAACAATGTCTATCGCATCATAGAAGAATGAATATAAAGACTTAATCTACATTAAGGAGAAAGCTAATGGAAGAAAAATTTAATAATAGTCAAGAAGAAAGACAGTTTCAACAATTTCAAGAATACCAAAAACGTCAAGAAGAAGAAAAAAAGAAAAAACGTAAAAAGGGGTGGCTTTTTGGCTGTGGTGGTTGTCTAATCTTATTTATACTAATAATAATAGGCATTTCTGCTTGTACTGCTAGTATAGGTGGTAACATGACAAATAATACTTCTAATAACGACAGTAATGCAACATCACAAGAAAGAGCAGCACTTAACAAAGCAAAAATTTATTCAGATACTATGCACATGTCAAAACAAGGAATATATGACCAATTAACATCTGATGCAGGTGAAAAGTTTGAAGAAAAAGATGCTAATTATGCCATTCAACATTTGAAAGCTAACTATAAAGAAAATGCTAAGAAAAAAGCTAATGATTATGTCGAACAACAGAATATGTCTAAAGATGCAGTCTACAATCAATTAACTTCTGATGTAGGTGAAAAATTCACCGAAGAAGAAGCGCAATATGCAGTTGACCATTTAGATAAATAACCTTCAGGGTAGTTATCTACCCTTATTTAAATTAAAGGAGAGTACATATGAAAAGATTATTAGGTGCATTATTTGCAGCTATACTAGTGTTAAGTGCATGTAGCCAAGATAACACTAAGGAGAATGAAAATAAAAAGTCAGAAAGCACTACTGAAAAGAAAACTGACAATAAACGAGATAAGAAAACTAAAGAAGAAAAGAAATATCAAGAAAATGAAGATAATAACTCTACACAAGAAGATAATTCTACCGAAGAACAAGACACACAAGAAACTGCTACAAATGAACAAGTTCAATCGCAACAACAAACACAACAATCTAATCAAGAACAAGTACCTCAGCAAAATCAACAAGTTAATACTTATAATCAGCAAGAAAACGTAAAACTACCTAAAAATTCAGAAATACCAGAGCAATTTATAAAAGGAGATGTTGCTGATGCCTTGAATCAAAAAACTCAAATTGAGCAACAAGCAATAGAAGATAATGAAAATGGCCTAATTAGTGATGAAGAAAGTATTAGAATTCAAAAACAGGCTTCTCAACAATTTAAACAGGTTATCGAAAATCAATATGGACCACAAGACTAAATAAAAGGAGGCTCACTCACATGTGGCATGAGAAATTTACCAATAAACATGGTGAAACTAAATATCGCTATTATGAGAAGTATAAAGATCCACTCACAAACAAATGGCGACGTGTTAGCGTGGTACTTAATAAGAATGGTAAGCAGTCACAAAAAGAGGCTCAAAAGCGCTTAAATGAGCGTATAGAGGCGAAGTTGAACGATAAGACACCTACTACACTTAAGTCACTAACTTTCCATGCTGCATGTGATGAGTGGTTAGAGTACTATAAAAATCATTCTGGTTCAAAGGCTACAACAATCAAAGAAAAGGTAAGTAATACTAACACAGTTAAAAATGCTATTGATAAAGAAGTGCTGATAAACAATATCACACATACATACCTACAAGATATTATTAACGAGTGGGCTAAATTACATAGTAAAGGTCATGTTCAATCACTAGTTATCATTATTCGTTCTGTGTTCAAATATGCGTTTAAATACTATGATCTACAAGATATAAGTGTACTAGATAAAATTGATATCCCTAAAAAAGCTAAAACTAGAGATGAGCTACAAGCTAAACGAAACAATTATTTAGAAGATAGCGAAGTTAAAGAGTTGTTGGATTGTTTCGACTATTTAATTAAGCATAAAAACCATTTATCTCGCAAACGTAATTACAACATGGTTAAAGCTATAGTACAGTTTCAAATTGCCAATGGCATGCGTATCGGCGAACTACTTGCTATTAAATCAGACAATATAAACTATGAAGATAAAACTCTAGATATCAACGGTACAATTAATTGGGTAACTGATAAAGAAACGGGAGCATTCGGAGTAAAAGAAACTACTAAAACAAGTAAAAGTTATAGAACAATAGGACTAACTACCCAAAGTATCAACCTACTTAAAACACTTATTTTGGATAATAAGAAAGAAAACCAGTGGAATGAAGATTTTATTGATAGAGGATATGTATTCACTAATACAGCTGGTAGTCCTATAGACTTAAACAAAGTGAATAGCATTATTAAAGAGGCTACTGAGATTAGTTCAATAAAGAAACGTGTTACAACTCACACATTACGTCACACGCATATATCCACACTTGCGCAATTAGGGATTAACCTAAAAGCTATACAAGACCGTGTAGGCCACTCAGACTATAAAACTACACTAGAGATATACACTCATGTTACTGATCAAATGGCTAAAGATATGATGAATAAATTAGAAACTATCAATATTGTTTGA